TATGAAGCCTTTGCACCGTCACAATGCCAATAAGCGCTCAAGCGCTTCTTCTTTTAAACGCAACATATCAACGACTAAGTTGATTAACATCACTGCCGGCCCAATGCGCGGTGGTATTCGTCTGTAAGGTTTAGGTGTGCACATCTCTTTGGACACACCCCACTCATGGCCCTACGAAATGCGGTCAGTGTATAGAGTGTCGTTTGGCTTATTCGAGAGAATGGGCTATTCGTATAACTCACGAGCAACAGATGCACAAGGTGTCTTGTATGCTGAACCTCACGTATAACGATGATTGGCTACCTGAACATGGTCAACTTTTTAAGGATGACCTACAGCGGTTTTTCAAGCGTTTGCGTAAAGCTGGTTTTAAGTTTCGTTATGTTGCCTCAGGTGAGTATGGTGATGTTTCTAGAAGGCCTCATTTTCATATTGCGTTGTTTGGTGTGGACTTTTCTGATGACCGTTCGCGGTTTGGCAGTTCTAATGGTGATCCTACTTTTATTTCTGCAACCGTTTCTAAGCTCTGGCCTAGGGGTAATCATTTGATTGGTACTCTCAATTTTGAGTCTGCAGCATACATTGCCCGTTATATCTTGAAAAAGATTAAGGGCTTGCAAAAGCCTGATCCGCTTTATGTAGATGATGTTACTGGTGAAGTTGTTTTGCCTAATCCCGAGTTTTTGATCATGAGTAAAGGCATTGGCCGTTCATGGTTTCGGGATTATTTTATGACTGACGTATTTCCTCATGCGTCTGTTATTACTGCTCAGGGCTCCAAAGCCCCAGTTCCACGTTTTTATAAAACTTTGTTGAAGGAGGTTGGATCCGATCTTGCACTGGATATGCAGTATAGGTCTTCGGTTCGTGCCGAGTTAGACCTTGAGCGTAAGGCTTATGAGGACCAGCCGGTTCGAAAAGCTTCGCGTTCTCTTGTGAGTTCTGCTAGAGCTCATCTTTCAAAACGTACAATTATTTAAAGGGTATATCATGATTCTGTTTGTTGTTTCTGTTAAAGACCGCGCTGCGGATGTTTTTAACCGTCCTTTCTTTGTTCCACATCGTAATGTTGCTATTCGTGATTTCACTGACGAAGTGAATCGTGTTGCTGGTGATAACCAGTTGAATAAGCATCCTGATGATTTTGATTTGTATTTGTTAGGCGAATTTGATGATTCTCGGGGCGTATTTGTAAATAATGAGCCCCAAGTTCTTGTTCGTGCCAAAGACGTTTTGCAGTCGTCATGACCCTTGTGGCCCTTCGGGGCCACTTTTTTCTTTTTCTTTTTGGAGTTATTTATGTTTCACAATAAATCGGTTGATGCACATAATTTTGCAATGGTGCCCCGTGCTGACATCCCCCGCTCTAGATTTTCTATGCAGAAAACTCTTAAAACTACTTTTGATAGTGGTTTGATTGTTCCTATTATGTGCGAAGAGGTTTTACCTGGAGACACATTTAATGTTAATGTCACGATGTTCGGCCGTTTGGCTACCCCACTTTTTCCGGTTATGGATAATCTCCATTTGGACTCGTTCTTCTTCTTTGTTCCTAATCGTTTGGTTTGGACGAATTGGGTTAAGTTTATGGGGGAGCAGGATAATCCTGCCGATTCTATTTCTTACACTATCCCGCAACAGGTTTCCCCAGCTGGTGGATACGCTATCGGGTCCTTACAGGACTACCTTGGTTTACCGACTGTGGGTCAAGTTACCGCTGGTGCTACGGTTTCACATTCGGCGCTACCTACCCGCGCCTACAATTTAATTTATAACCAGTGGTTTAGGGATGAGAATTTACAAAATTCTCGTGTTGTTGATAAAGGTGATGGCCCTGATGCCACTCCCGCTACTGTTTATGCTTTGCAGAGACGCGGTAAGCGTCATGATTATTTTACTTCTGCATTGCCGTGGCCACAGAAAGGTGGCACGGCTGTTACTTTGCCTCTTGGTACTTCTGCACCTGTTTATGGTTTTGGTTTAGCTGCCGGTACTGCTAATAGTTTGACCGGTGGCGATATGATTATGCCTAACGGTGCTACTCTCCCCGCGGGTACGCGTGTTTGGGGTTCTGGTTCTTATCAGATGCTTGATACTGTTCAGTCTGCTGGTAATGCTGGTGTTGGTGGTCATCAGCCTAATATTTATGCTGATTTGTCTCAAGCTACTGCTGCGACTATTAACCAGCTCCGTCAGTCTTTTCAGATTCAAAAGCTGCTTGAACGTGATGCACGAGGTGGTACTCGGTACACCGAGATTCTGCGTTCTCATTTTGGCGTTACTTCGCCAGATGCTCGCCTTCAGCGTCCTGAGTATTTAGGTGGTGGTTCTACTCTTATTAATATTTCTCCTATTGCTCAAACCACTGGTACTGGTATTTCTGGCCAGACTACTCCTCAGGGTAATTTAGCTGCTATGGGCGTTTATCATGCACACAATCATGGGTTTACCCAGTCGTTTGTTGAGCATGGTTATGTTATTGGTGTTATTGCTGTTCGCGCTGATTTGACTTATCAGCAAGGTTTACGGCGTCATTGGAGCCGTTCTACTCGTTACGATTATTATTTTCCCGCTTTTGCGATGCTTGGTGAACAAGCTATTTTGAATAAGGAAATTTATGTTACTGGTGGTGCCTCTGATTCTAATGTTTTTGGCTATCAGGAACGTTGGGCGGAATACCGTTACAACCCGTCTGAGATTACCGGTTTGTTTCGTTCTACTGCAGCTGGCACTATTGATCCTTGGCATTATGCTCAGCGTTTTACTGCTTTGCCTACTCTGAATTCGACTTTTATTCAGGATACTCCGCCTCTTGCTCGTAATTTGGCGGTTGGTACTGCTGCTAATGGTCAGCAGTTTTTGCTTGATGCGTTTTTTAATATTAACGCTGCTCGTCCTCTTCCTATGTACTCTGTACCTGGGCTTATCGATCATTTTTAAGCCTCTATCATTCCCTTCGGGGAATGATTGAGGGAAAGGTTTTTATGTCTTTTTTTGATACGTTGAAGAGTGGTTTTGATACTGTTAGTTCAGTTGTTAATGCTGTTCCTTCTTCTCTTATTTCTGCTGGTTCTGCTCTTCTTGGTTTTAAGGGTCAATCTGATACCAATGCTGCTAACATTGCATTGGGTAATCGTCAGATGGATTTTCAGGAGCGTATGAGTAATACTGCTTATCAACGGCAAGTTGAAGATATGAAGGCCGCTGGCCTGAATCCTATGCTTGCCTATTTGAAAGGTGGTGGTGCTTCTACTCCTCCTGGTGCTATGCCTCAGGTTCAGAATCCGTATGCTGCTGGTGCTACTACTGGTTATCAGTCTTCCCAATCCCAACTTGCTAATAAGCAAGTGGGTAAGGTCGGTGCTGAGACTGAGAATGTTGGTGCTGATACTATTAAGAAGCGTGCTGAGACTTTGCTTACTCTTGCTAACAAGGAATTGTCCTTTGCTTCTGCTGATGAGAAGCGTGCTCATATAAGTTTGATGGAAACGCAATCTAAGAAGATTGCAGAGGAGACTAAGAATATTCCTATTGAGGGTGATCGTTTGATTGCTGTTATTAAACAGCTTGATGCGTCTGTTGTTTTGATTAACAAGCAGACTATTACTGAAGAGCAACGCGCTGGACAAATGTATGCGTTGGCTCTTAAGACTTTGATAGAGTCTGATTTAGCTCAAGCTGATCTTAATGCTATTAAGAAAGCTGAGAATTTTGGTAAGGAGTTCGGACAGTTTAAACCTTTGGTTGATACTATTACGAACATTTTGCGTATGTTGAGACGTTAAGGAGTTTTTTATGAAGTTTGCTTCCGCTTATGATAATTTTGATGACCGTTCTGTAGAGACCGGTCTTGAGTGTTTGGATGATTCTTTGACTCAGCAGCAATTTCGCGATGAGTCTGACATCAACAATATTGTTGATCGTTTTATGAAGACTGGTCATTTACCTGATCCAGTTTCTATGCCCCAGTATGTTGATTACGAGGGCGTTTTTGATTTCCAATCAGCTATGAACGTTGTTCGTCAAGCTGATGAGAACTTTATGCGTATGGACGCTAAAGTACGTGCGAGATTCCATAATTCCCCTCAGGAATTTTTGGAGTTTTTCGCTAATCCTGAGAATCAGGATGAGGCGGTTCGCCTTGGACTGGCTGTTGCCAGACCTAAGGAGAGTCCTCCTTCCGATGCAGCTCCTGCTGCTTAATCGTCTTTGGGCACAGTTCGCTACTTGATGTAACTGTGCCTATTGACACCTTTTTGTTTTCTGTTCTAATGGAGTCACTATGAAGCCTTTGCACCGTCACAATGCCAATAAGCGCTCAAGCGCTTCTTCTTTTAAACGCAACATATCAACGACTAAGTTGATTAACATCACTGCCGGCCCAATGCGCGGTGGTATTCGTCTGTAA